ACCTTTAGTAGTAACTTCATTAACTGTTGCAAATAACTCAAGATCTGGTGACGACATTGTTAATATGCAGATCGTTCTTGACTCTGGATATGTTTCTGAGATTTTAGTTGATGATATGGGTGATGGATATCCAGGATCTACAACAGTAACAATCGAATCTCCTCAATTACCTGGCGGTGTTACTTCAACTGCTATTCCTCAAATCACAGATCAAAAAGTATATGAAATTACTCCTACTTTAGGTGGTAGTGAATATACAACTGCACCTAGTGTATTGATAGTTGGTAGTGGAACTCTAATTGCTAGAGCAAGAGCTATTCTCAAGATAACAAAACCTGCTGTAAGAATGGGTGTTGCTACTTCAGATAAAGCATTAGTTCCAACTAAATTTAAATTCCAATATCCAGTATACTTAGAAAATGATAGAGAGTATGCTGTTATTATAGAATCTCAGAGTACTATTTACCATACATTCCTTTCTAGGTTAGGTGAAACAGAGATTAATTCTAACTCTACAGTTACAACTCAACCTTTACTTGGATCATTATTCAAGTCTCAGAACTCTAATCTATGGACAGAAAATCAGTATGAAGATCTTAAGTTTGATCTTTATAGAGCACAGTTTGATACTTCAGAAGTTGGTACTATCAGTTTAATTAATAGAGATTCTGGATACAATCCGTTAATATTGAATCCTTTAGAAACTAATAATGGTGGTGCTAATACTACATCCAGTAAACTCTTTGCTGCTAACAATAAAGTTGTTAAAGTTCTACATAAGAACCACGGTTTAAATGTTGGATCTTATGTGGCACTTAAGGATTGTACATCTGTTGGTGGATATTCTACTACTGCATTAAATCGTCAAATACTTTCTGTATTGAATGCAGGCCTTGATTTCTATACTGTTGGAATGTCTACTGTTGCAGGTGGTAGTGTAATTGGTGGTGGTAGTGGTGCTAAAGCTTTAGGTCAAACTAAGTTTGAAAAAGCATATGTTAAAGTTGATTCTCTTGACTTCCCATCTACAACATTGGCAACTACAGTAACTACAGCAATGGTTAAACCAATTGATTCTGATGTAGAAACTGTTGATTATACTTTAGATAAATCTTTACCCGTTATTTTGAATAAGGAATACTTCTTCCCAACACAAAGAGTAGTCGCATCTAAACTCAATGAAAAATTATTCGCCTCTAGACTCAACAACAATAAGAGTTTTACCCTTAGTGCAACTCTTAGCACTAACAATGCTAATCTTTCACCCATCATAAGTCTTAAGAATCCTAAGGCAATTTTAACTACAAACCGTATTGAATCTGCTGAAGGTACTGAGGATAGATATGGTAGAAAGGTACAAGATGTAGAACTTCACAAGACAGTACTTCTTCAATTAAAAGATAGTGCTGGATCTCCTGCAACTTTAGGTAGTGTTAATGCTGTAGATGTAACAGGTGGTACTGGTCAAACAGTTAAAGGTCTTACCTCTGGTACTAGAGGTATCTTATCTTATTGGGATAATGGTCAGACCATTGGTCAATTATATGTAAGAATTACTGAAGGGGATGGATTTATTGTTGATGAACCTCTAGAATTTGGTGGATCTGCCACATACAATTTAGGTCTAAATGGTTCTAGTGGTCAGACTGGTGATGGTTTCACAAAACCAATAACTGTTGGAGGTTCATTACCATTAGCAAACTTTAATATAGTGGCTGGTGATAAACTTGCAACTAATGATGATGGTAAGACTGGTAATGTTGTTCGTTGGAACTCTGAAAACTATAGATTGACATTTACTGGTAATGAATTTGCTTTTGATACCTCAGATCTCTTTGGAAAAGGTGCTAGTGGTGATGGAACGTTCTTGGGTGGAATGGCCATTCTCAACGAGACATTCTTTGTACCAGTATCAATCAAGAGAATATATGATTCTTATGGATTCTTATATACTCCTGATCGTTTGAAGAATTCTTCAAACGTAGCTACATATGTTACAAAGGAAATTTCTATTGATAATCCTGCTAATGGAATTAATGTAATTCTAAGTGCAGCATTACAAGAAATTGATGATGTTACAGTGATGTACAAGACTAAACGTTCATCTGAACAGATATTCTTTAAGGATATTAACTGGGTTTACTTTAATCCTATTCCTACTTATTCCGATAAGAAGAATATTTCTGGTGCACCTGATGTAGAAGTTACACCTACCAGTGGAACTGGATTCTCTCCAACTACTGAATCACAATCAGACTTTAAAGAGTATCAATATTCTATTGATAACTTAAAAGAATTTAGTTCTTTTGCAATTAAAATTATAATGAAGAGTAGAAACCCTGCTCTACCTCCTCGTATAAGAGACCTTCGTGCAATCGCAACCTTCTAATTATGTCTACAAGATCTAATACTATTAATTCCTTACGTGCTTATTACCAAGGTAATATTGAAAAACATAAGGCAAACCTTGAAATATATCTACAGTCACCAGTGGGTATCGGAGAACATTCTGATATTCTAGGTGCTATGGAAGTTGAAATAAATGAAATTGCACAATGGGATGAAAGACTTCAAGTGCTTGAAAGATATTTTGCGGATCGATGAGTTGGGGTGAATTACCTGCTAAAGTGACAGGACATCCTGATTTGCATAGAGATGCATCTACTGGTGCTATTGTTAACAGCGATAGAAAAGCGTTTGAAGCTTATAAGAGACAAAGAGCAATTGCTCTTCAATCTACAAGCAATGCCGAGGATGTACAAAGTCTCAGGCAAGAAATGGATGAGATAAAGGGTCTTTTAAAAGAAGTCCTTTCAAAACTATAAATACTCACATAGGAATCGACTAAAGCAATGGCTCTAACAAGAATCAGAAGAACTGGTTTGAACGATGGGCTGGTTAGTGACTCAAAGCTAGATAGCGGAGTTGGTACCCAGGCAGTCACCACTTCTACTATTAGAAATGGTGCAATCACTACGTTAAAACTAGCTGACAATAGTATTACAGTTCAGAAACTAAGTTCTACTGGTGGATTAGAAGCTGTTGGAACTGCTGTTATACAGGATGGTGCTGTCACACCTTTAAAGATTGCTGGAACTGGTACATTTAATTTCAATGCAGCATCTGTAGCTACTACACTATCTGTTACTGGTAAGGTTGGTAGAGATGATGCTAATGGTACAGACGTTGCTGGATCTGATCTAATCATTTCAGGTGGAGCATCTACTGGTTCTGCTTCAGGTGGATATCTACGTATTAAGACATCACCTGCTGGTGGTAGTAGTAATACTAATGTAAACTCATTAACCGATGCTCTAGTTGTTACTGGAGAAGGTAAGGTTGGTATTGGAGTTGGGTCACCAACACAAGATTTAGAAGTTGCAAATAATGTAGTAATCAACGGTGAACTTACAGTACTAGGTGGTACTACTACAGTATCAACAACTAACACTGTAATCGGTGATAAATTAATTGAACTTGGTAATGGTACTGTTGGAGCACCAACTGGTGATGCTGGTATAGTTATTGAACGTGGTAGTGGAGATAATGGTTTTATTGGATTTGACGAATCAGAAGATAAGTTTGCTTTGGGTACTGGTACTTTCACTGGTATCACTACTGGTGACTTAACTTATACTCTAGGTACTCTTAAAGGTAATCTAGATGCAGAAGCAATTGATGTAGGTGGTGCTAACTCGTATGTTAAGTTCGATGGTGCTGTAGTTACTATCGAACCAACTGGTTCTAACACCGCACTATTTAAATGTGATCCTACTAATAACAAAATTGGTATTGGACAGGATCCTAACAACGCTCTTGCTCAAATACTACAAGTTAATGGTAATGTTGGAGCAACTGCATTTATAGGAGATGGTAACGGACTAACTAACCTATCTGGTTTCACTGGTGCTGGTGACGGTACCGAGTCCATTCCTGGTATTAGTTTCTACCAAGATCAGGACAACGGTTTCTACCGTCCAGACAGTGACCAAATGGGTCTATGTCTAGGTGGAGACGAGAAAGTTCGCTATAATGATGCAGCTGGTGGATCCTTAATTACAGTTAAGGAGATACACGGACAGGATGCAGGAACAGCAACTACTGCTGCTATCACTGCTGCTGTTATTGATTCATTTACTCACGCTAGTTACACTAGTGGAAAGTATGTGGTTCAATGCACATCAGGTGCATATACTCAAGTAAAAGAAGTTCTTATTCTTCACGATGGAACTGACATATATGTTGAGGAATATGCAACTATGACTTCAGGTGGTATTGCACAGGGTGGACTAGGTACCATCACTGCTCAGTACAATGGAGCAAATATTGAAATTGTATTTACACCAGTATATGCTGTAAACACAGTTAAATTCTTCAGATCACTTATTACTGCCTAGTATAAATAAAACCGAGAACCCATAAGTCTAATGCCAGTAAGAACAGTAGACAAAACTTTTACATTTGAACAACAACGTGTCGAGATTAACGAGATCGGTGTTGACAGTGGTGATTTTTCTGGCAAAATTGTTGCCCAGTCTGTAGCAAACAATTTAGTTGCTCAGACTATCACTGATTGTCTGCTGGAATTAGACACAGAACTTGGTCCTATTGCTTCTATCACTAGCGAAATTCCCGCTAATGATAAAGACAACGTTGTCGAAGCAGTCAATTACATTACTGATAGTATTATCAAAGGTTTGTCTAACCTGACTACTGCTGATAAAACCAGTATTGTTAATGCACTCAATGAACTTGATCAAGATGTAGGTAACCTTGCAGGCCTGTCAGCAAACATTGCTGATCACACCAGTTTGGTTGCTGCCCTTAATGAAACAAAAGACATTATTATTGGTGTTCTTTCTAGTTTAAGCACAACATCTAAATCTAGTATAGTTGCTGCTATCAACGAAATAAAGGACATTACCATTGGTAATCTTCTTAACCTCACTACTCAAAACAAAGCAAACCTCGTTAATGCGATTAACGAATTGCAGGCTGAGGTGAATACCCTTGCTGCACAGGTCGGTGTATCTGTTGAAGCTGGTCTTGATGCTACCGCACTTGCTATCGCTCTAGGTTAATTAACAATGGCAAATAAATTTCTCTCAACTTCCAAACAAAACGTAGGTACAGTCGCAACTTCCATCTATGCGGTTGAACTTAGTGGGACGGAGACTGAGAAACAAACAGTTGTAATTGGATGCAACTTATCAAATACTACACAGACTGCTGTGATTGCTGAGGTACAAATTAATAGGTAGCCTGCTT